AGCTCTGACGTAGTTTTAGACGGAACATATCCTGCTTACATGTTTAAATTTATAAATATACACCCAGCATCAGCTAATACAGAACTTACTTTTAACATGAGTGCAGATACAGGAAGTAATTATAACGTTACAAAAACCACTACTTTTATTCAGGCAGATCATAGTGAAGGTGGTGCTGGAGAATCAATACAATATAGCACTGGTGATGACTTAGCACAAGGCACTGGTTTTCAAAATTTAACTGATGTTATTGATAATGATAATGACAATAGTGGAAATGGTTTTTTATTACTTTTTAATCCCTCATCAACGACATTCGTAAAACATTTTATTTCAAGAGGAAATGGGATGTATAATGGTAATTACATATCAGATTGTTTCGCAGCAGGATATGGTAATACTACTTCAGCGGTAGATGCTGTTCAATTTAAAATGGCTTCAGGTAACATAGATGCTGGTACGATAAAACTCTATGGGATAAAGGATAGTTAATGGCTCTTAATAAATTAAAATTTAATAGTATAAATGTTACACCTGCTGCTAATAAAGCGTTAAAATTTAATAGCAGTGCTGATGGATTCGAGACAGGATCTGCAGGTGGTGCTATGACTTTTATTTCAAAAGCAACTGCATCATCTTCATCTACAATTGATTTTACATCTGGAATTGATAGCACATATAAAGAATATTTATTTGTTTTTAATAATATACATGCAGCGACTGCTGGATCAAATTTTGGTTTTCAAGGAGACACAGGAACTAATACTAATTATAATCAAACGATCACATCTTCATTTTTTAGAGCCGCACATAACGAAGCTGATAATACAACAGCTCTAGGTTATGATGCAGAGTTTGATTTAGCACAAGGAACTAGTATTCAACCTTTAGCAACAAATATGGGAGATGATAACGATATGTGTGGTTCCGGTACTTTGCATTTGTTTAATCCATCACAAACTACTTTTGTGAAACATTTTATTGGTATCTCAAATGTTTATCAAGAAAGTGTGTTTAATAACAATCAGTATATGGCTGGATATTTTAACACTACGTCAGCAATTACAAGAATACAATTTAAAATGTCTAGTGGTAATATAGATGCTGGAACAATAACCTTGTATGGAATCACTTAATATGGTAGATAAACAAAAAGGAGAATCATGGCCTACATAGGAGCAACCCCAACCGTTGGAAATTTTCAAGTTTGCGATGCGATATCAGTCGTAAACGGACAGGCAGCTTACACCCTACAAGTAGGAGGTGTAAATGTTACGCCAGAATCTGCCAACCACATGCTGGTCAGTTTAAATGGTATCCTACAAAAACCAGGATCATCCTTTACTGTATCAGGGTCCACCATGACCTTCGCCTCGAATCTGGCGACAGGGGACGTTATCGACTTTGTTCAAATATTAGGTAATGTACTGGACATCGGCCAGCCCTCTGACGACACGGTAAAAACTGCAAGTATACAAGCTAATGCAGTAACAGCAGCTAAATTAAATAACGATATTATTTCAGGGACCACTGCATTAACAAGTGCTCCTGATGATACAGACGAATTTTTAGTATCAGATGCAGGAACACTAAAAAGAATTGATTATAGTTTAATTAAAGGTGGTGGTGCTTTTGAACATTTACTTACGACAACAGCGAGTAGTTCATCAACTATTGCTTTTAGTAGCACTTATCTAACAACAACATATTTAGATTACAAAGTAGTTTTTTCAGGCTTAAAATGTTCCTCTGATGCTACTTTTTTTCAAGTAAAAATGTCAACAGATAATGGATCTTCTTATACTGATTTTAATTACAGAGTTGTTAGAGTGTCAAGAAGAGATTCAGGTGATGATGCCAACTCACAACAACAGGATAATGCGGCAGCAAGTTTAATGGGTGGTTATACCACTGGAAACGCATCTAACGAAAAAAATTTTAGTGGATTTTTTGATATTTATGACCCATTAAAACAAAGTGGAACTACTGATTGTTTTACAATAGGACAAGCACATACTGTTCACATGACTAGTAATGGAGAAATTGCAACTAATGAAGTTGGTGTAGCAGCAAAAACTACAACTGCAATAAATAATATTCAATTTTCATTTACTTCAGGAAATATTGTATCAGGAAAAATTTCTTTGTATGGAAGAAAAGTAAGCTAGGAGCACCAAATGTCAATTAATGTGTGCAATAACAACTCCATGTCAGCAATCACGAGCCTACCCAGTGGGGTTGGTGGTGGATCATTAAATCTTATCTCTACACAGACTGCTAGTTCTAGTTCTACTATTAGTTTTACTAGTGGTATAGATTCTACTTATAAAGAGTATATTTTTAAATTTATCAACATACACCCAGCAACAAATGACCAATTCTTTGTATTTAATGGTTCAAGTGATTCTGGCTCAAACTATAATCTAACTAAAACTACAACATTTTTTGAAGCACAACATGATGAAGCAGATTCAGCTACACAATTATCATATAGAACAGCTGATGATATTGCACAAGGAACTGGATTTCAAAGATTATTAAGAAATATTGGTAACGGAAATGATGAAAATGCTTCTGGTTATTTACATTTGTTTGACCCATCTAATACAACTTTCGTAAAACATTTTATAGGTGTAGGCAGTAGTTATTATGCAGAAGATTATGAGTTTAATTCTTATTATGCTGGATATTTTAATACAACATCGGCTATAGATGCTATTCAATTTAAAATGGAAAGTGGCAATATAGATTCAGGGACAATAAAATTATATGGCGTTAGTTAAATATAACAATAATAGTTTAAGTAGTGTAACAAGCGCTGCTGGTTTCCCTGCTGGTGCAATGACATTAATTAAAACCATAACGGCTAGTTCTGATTCAACAATATCTTTTGTAGATGGTAGTTCAGACGTAGTCTTGGATAGCACATATCCTATTTATGTTTTTAAATTTATTAATATTCACCCAGCCTCTGATGATGTTCGATTTACATTTCAAAGTAGCATAAATGGTGGTTCTTCGTATGGAGTAGCAACAACTCAAACTTCTTTCTTTGCTTTTCATCTTGAAAATGGTAGTGACCAATCACTTGGATATTCTACAACATTTGATGGTAGTTCAAATACAACAAGTTTTTTAACAATTGCAGATACAATTGGAAATGACAACGATCAAAGTGGTTCAGGATTTTTACATTTATTCGACCCTAGTAATACCACTTTTGTTAAGCATTTTGTTAATACATTTAATGAATATATGGCAGATGATAGATCAAATCAAAGACGACAAGCTGGATATATTAATACTACAAGTGCTGTTAATGCTATTCAGTTTAAAATGAGTTCAGGAAATATAGATGCTGGTACAATAAAACTATATGGAATAAAGGATAGCTAATGAGCATAGTTAAACTAAATAATAGAGGAGTCAGATCAGTAACTGCATTTGGTAGTCTTAGTAGTGGTTCTATAACTTTTATATCTAAATCAACAGCCTCAAGTTCAGCTACAGTAGATTTTACCTCTGGGATAGATAGTACATATAAAGAATATTTATTTACATTTAAAAATATACACCCAGCAACAGATGGTGCATTTTTTACTTTTCAAAGTGACACAGGAACAAATACAAATTACAATCAGACAATTACATCAACACATTTTCAAGCACGACATGACGAGGGAGATTCAGACGCACAATTAGCATATAATACAGGAAATGACCAAGCACAAGGAACAAGTTTTCATAAATTAAGTAATACTATTGGAAACGACAACGATCAAAGTTTATCTGGATTTTGCCATGTTTTTAACCCTAGTTCTTCTGTGTTTGTAAAACATTTTATAAGTAATATACAACATTCACAAGATGCAAATTTTACTTTTAATGTTTATACTGCTGGATATTTTAATACAACCACTGCAATTACAAGATTTCAATTTAAAATGTCATCTGGCAACATAGACGCTGGAGATATTTGCCTTTACGGAATTAATTAATCATGATAAACAAAAACAAAGGAGAAAACTATGCCAAGATATCATAACATAAATGGTGAGAGAGTACAGTTTACGGCTGCAGAAGAGGCTGCTAGAGATGCTGAAGAACAAGCGTGGGCAGATGGTGCTTTAGCAAGAGCACAAGCTAGTCTTAGAGCTAGAAGAAATCAACTTTTAGCTGAAACTGACTTCTATGCTTTATCTGATGTTACTATGTCAGATGACATGAGAACATACAGACAGGAGTTAAGAGACCTGCCTGAGGGTAAAGACACTGTTGAAAAATGTGAAAACGCTACGTGGCCAACTAAACCCTAGGTAATTTATTATGTTGCAAAAAGTAAAATTTGCACCTGGATTTAACAAACAAGTTACATCAGCAGGTGGTGAGAGCCAATGGGTTGATGGAGACAATGTTCGTTTTAGATATGGTACACCTGAAAAAATAGGTGGATGGTCACAATTAGGTTCTGTTCAAATTACAGGTAGAGCAACAGCGATTCATCACTTTGTAAATACATCAGGTATCAAGTATGCTATTTTAGGAACAAACAGAATTTTATATGCATATTCTGGTGGTATATTTTATGATATACATCCTATTAAAGCGACAACATCTTTATCAAATGCTTTCTCTACAACGAATGGATCAAAAACTGTAACACTTACATTTAGTTCAGATCACAACATAAATAAGTTTGATATAATATTATTAGATACTTTTACAGCCATCACTGGTTCTGATTTTACATCTGGAGATTTTACAGATAAAAAATTTATGGTGACATCTATACCAACCAGTAGCACTCTTACAATAGAGATGGAGTCTAATGAATCTGGATCTGGTGCAACAACATCAGGTGGTATTAGAGTTCAACATTACTATCCTGTTGGACCAGCGGTTGAGGTTGCATCTACAGGTTGGTCTCTTGGATCATGGGGTGGGCAACAAGCAGGTCAGTTTACATCTACATTATCTTCTTCAATAAACGCTAGTGTTACAAGTTTAACGATGGCTAGTTCATCATCCTTTCCATCTTCAGGAACAGTGTTAATTGGAACAGAGTTAATTACTTATACAGGTAATGACAATAGTGGAAATTTATCTGGTTTAACTAGAGGTGCTTCAGGTACAACAGCGGCAACACATTCATCTGGAGCAACAGTAACAGATGCATCAAACTTTTTTGCATGGAACGCTGCAGCATCAGGAGATATTGTAACTGCACCTGGACTTTGGTCTTTAGATAATTTGGGTAATAAACTTATTGCAACTATTAATGGTGGTGAAAGTTTTGAGTGGGATTCTAATCCTACAGGAGCAAACAATACTAGAGCAACTATTATAACGGGTGCACCAACAGCTTCTGCATTTAGTCTAGTATCTACACCAGACCGTCACTTAATATTTTTTGGTACAGAAACAACCATTGGAACTAAATCAACACAAGATCCAATGTTTATAAGATTCTCTTCTCAAGAGGATATTAATACTTACACACCAACAGCGA